GCCTAGCCGTGCAGCGACGATGGCTTGCACCTGTGGGTTCTCATGCTCCAGCAGCGCCTTGAAGGCTTCGTCGTTCTTGGCGAACGCATGGGTCTCCTTGCCTGTGGCCGGACTGGTCTTGGTTGGCGGAATAACCCCATGAAACATCAGCAACTCGGCCAGCTTGGGGTTACTCATCAGGTCGGCCTTGTCGTAGTTGAGCTTGGCCATGAGGGCGTCCTTGGAACTCTTCACATTAGACAGGTGATTTGTGAGGACTTCCTCGTCTAAGCTTAGCATCGGCTCCGTGAACATCCGGATGGTCAGGTCAATTAACCGGAACTCTATTTGCGGGAAGCCCACAGCAATCCTCTGGAACAGGTCGTAGGTAAGCTCGGTGTCGTTGATGCAGTATTGCCCGTAACGGTCCAGTTCTTCCGGCGTGAAGTCCAGACGCCCCTTACCCAGTGCGTTGATAACTTCGTCGCCTTTGATGCCCAGACCATATCGCTCGGCAGCTTTGGCTAGACTGTTACCAGCATCAGGCCCGTCGATAGCGCGAAGCATAGAGAGCGTGTCCGCAATCCGCTTGGGTCGGATGTCGAAGTGCCAGTTGAGGATAGCCATATCAAACACAGCGTTGTGCGCCACAGCGATGGCGTTGTCCCATTCAAACTGGTCTATACTCCTCCGTTGTCACCTTGGACAGCGAGTAGCTCCGGTCATAGTAGGTCTCGAAATCGATGGTTAGGATGTTCACTGGCTCATCGCCTCTTCCGCGGTTACCTTGGGGCAACGGTCGCTCGGCATAACCACAATGCTCTCAATGGAGTAGAAGCTAGGGCCGCACTCCACGATGTCTTGAAGCTCAAAGAGTTCCTCAACCTTAAGCGTAATGCTACGTGGTCCTTCGGCATAGCGATAGGTTAGCTTAACCGTCCAGCGCGGTTGTGTGTTGTTGTCGTTCATTGATCCCAATCCTTCCCTTTATATCCTTCGAACAGGCGCGCCAGTATCCAGTCGATCAGCCGTCGAAACATCACGCACCTTTTGCGTCTGAGGCCGAAGAGATGATAGTAAGCTTCAGCCTGCGGACTAGCTCACGCACCATGTCCCAGTTGGTTTCGTCCACAACCACAGCCACGCCGTCGTTGCGCCGGATAGCTTCAATCTCTCTGATCTGAAGGGCGGTCGGCTTGTTACCGCCTGCCTTGCACTCAACGGCAAGGAACAGTCCATTAACACAAGCCACTATGTCGGGAATGCCGCTACGTCCAAAGCCATTGGCAGGGGGCATGAAATAATAAACGCCCTCATCCTTTAAGATGGACATGACTTTATCTTTAACGACTTTTTCCGGCGTCTTTGCCATCAGTTTGCTCCTTGTCTAGTGAGGCTATATCCTCATCTATACAATGTCAATCCCCTTCGGATATCTCTGCATAAACCTCGTCACGAATGTCTGCCATCCGCTCGGCCATAGCAATGGCAAGCTCCTGCCAATTCACGTCGATACCATAATGGGTCATCTCCTCCAGCTCGGCTAGGGACAGTTTCCGGTAGTAGCTGCGGTCTTTAGTTGGTTCGGTCATTGTTCGTTCTCCTTTTTATACTCCACTAAGATAGCCTCCGCTTCTTCGCGTGTCTTAGCCTTTAAAAATTTCTCAGTCATCGCGGTCAGGTCTCGTAGTAGTTTCCGCCCAGCCTCACGCTCCTCGGGTGTTTCCTCTGTATAGTCGTCCATCAGTTTGCTCCTTGTGGGGTGGGGGGCGCAAGGCCCCCCGATTGTTATCGTGTGGTCACGGCGTAGGCAATTTTATCGCCAGCCTCATTGCGCCGGTCAAAGCTACTGTCGCGTCCACAAGCCATTCCGTGCATATACCCGCCGTTATAGTAGTCCCCGCGCTTCCTCACTTTTTTGTGAGCAGCCTCTGCCTCTGCTTCGGTGGCAAACCATACGATGCCAAAGCATATGCGGCTGTCGTGGTCGATAGCGTTTGGAAATTCACTCATTTTAACTTCTCCAGTTTAATGTTGCGGGCTTTCCTGCCCGCCTCGATGTTATAGCAGGGTCGCTAGACATTGTCAACCCCCCTAATTTCCGCCGTGTCAGGCTGCCTTCTCTCGCTCTAGCTGCATACGCAGGTGGTCTTTGTTGAAACCCCAGACGCCTTGCGTCCTGCCGTAGTCGGTGCAAGCTTTGGCTAGGTCATGTTCAAGTAGTCTCAGTTCGTTGGCTAGGTCATGTTCAAGTAGTCTCAGTTCGTGCCGCATCTTATCGTAGCGGCGCAACAGCGTGGCTGCTTCCTTCTTAGTCGTCATGGTCTGCTCCTCCTTTGCTCAAGGCTTTGTGTGCCAGTTTCTTGATAGAGGCCATCTCTGCCTCCAACATCTCTGTGTAATGGATAAGCTTACGCATCAGTGTGCGGTCTTCGCCTTCTAGGTCGTCGCGTAACTCGAACAGTTTTTTCCATTCGTCAGGTCTAATGTTCATTGGTCTTCCTCTAAAATGACAATCCGGTCGGCTTCCCCTAGTGCGTCCATAAACTCCAAGATGCCCTCCTCGTCATGGCCTTCGCCGCCTTCCTTTATATACTCAAAGAGTAGGCCATAGGCTGCGGCTGCTGCCGCTTGGCTAACTGTAATCTCCGTCTTCATCAGTAATCTCCGTAATCTTCAAAAAATCCTCGGTCTTCGGCTTCCAGCCAAACGTCATGGCCGTCCTTCCATTGGTCTTCCACATACTGCCGGATTAGCGGTTCAAATTGCTGCCAGCGAGCTATGGCTATGTCGCCAATTTCCTCTGCTGTCAGGCTCTCCATGTCCTGCTCAATCAGTGCGTCCCGCACCTCGTCCGTTTCGCTGTCTCGTGTCAGTCTCATGTTGCTATCCCTTCCTTATATATAATAACCTGCGGGTCGGCCCAGCGGGTGTCCACCACGCGCCATTCCCATCCGTCAGCTTCGCTCAATGCTCTGGCTGCTTCCATCGCATGGCTGCCAAACTCGAAGGTTGCCACAGTGTCCCATCGCCTCGTCTCGTTGTCACGCCGCTCTAAGTTGATTTGCACGTTATGCTCCCTTCGCTTTGGCTATGGCCTCGCGCAAATTGGCCTTTGCTTTTTCCCAAGCCGTAAAATCGCTGCCGCTATCTAATTCGGAAATAAATGCCTCGCTAGCCGCCAACAAGTCAGGCCAAGGGCCTTGCGTGTGTGTTGCGTCTGCCATCATGTCCTCCCTTTAATGGTCGCGTGGATTGCCCAGATTGCGAAAATGCCCACAGAAATGAAGAATATTTCCGTTAGAGCGTGAATGATAGTTGCCATCATGCTGCCCATACCCCTCTCGCGTCTTCTGCTTCTATCTTGTCCACCACAGCGGTCGCCTTATAAAAGTTTGCTTTGGCGATTGCCCTTTTGACGATTGCACGGGCGTAAATATAAACGTCCTCTTCGTCGCCTTCAGGTGCAAGGTAAGCGTCAACGTCATGTAACGCTTGCAACATATCCTTATAGTCCTGCTCCATCGCCAAGATTGCCGTTAGGTTCTCAACGCTGTCCTCGTATAGCTGGCCGTCTATGCCTACCGCGTTGCTCATCAGCACCTCGTCGCGGTTCACCAGTAGCTCACGCACTGTTCTAAAAATATCGTCTCTCATGCGTCTTTCTCCTCGTCGCTAATAAAAGCTTCCCATAGGTCGCGGTCTACCTCAATCCAGATAGCATCTGGAAACTCCTGCATCACGTTGCTGCTCTCCAGCAGGTCAAGTGCGCGCATCGCTTGCGTTTGAATATTCATCATGCGTTCCCTTCATATGCCGTGTAAGGCAGTAACTTATTGCGCTGCTCCACCAGAAACTCGCGTAGCGTTTCAAACTCCGCAGGTTCGCTAATTACTATGTCGTCCACTTCGCCGCTGTCGATTAGGTCGCACAGGTCAAAATAGATTTCTTGCAACGTTGTTCTCTCTTTGTTTGTCATCGTCTTCCTCCTTAACAACATTCACATTCAGCTATCGCCGCACCATTGCGGCACAATTCTTCGGGATACGGGCCTTCTGGTTTGTATTCGTCCCGCATATGGTCAGCCAATTCCGCCCAGTTTACGGAAGCCAAGAAGCCCATCACAACGTCAGCCACAAAACCCGTTAGCTCCGTGTTGTCCTCTAAGTAATTCCATACCCAATCCCGATAGTCGTCAGCCTCCAATTCGCTGGCGCTATGCTTGTCGAAACCATCGTTAAACCAAAGGCCAACCATCCAAGTCTCGTAGTTTGTCCAGCCATGATAAGTGTTATCGGTCATTAGTTTGCTCCTACCTTGATAGGTTCCCAGTCCGTGCCGTCATGTTCTAAGACGCTGTAAACGTCCTCGCGATGGTATGCTTGCACGTCATGTTCTGATAGGCGCAGCGCCGCTAGCGTCTGCTCGACCAGATAATTCCAAACGGCGTCCTCGTCGATTGTCTCGCCGTTCAGCGTCCCGACAATTTCATAGTCGCAATCGTCCCCGCAACGCTGCCATGCGAAGGTTATATAATTAGGATATTTACGCATTAGTTTGCTCCTCGTTTGTTTGGTGGGCTGCCAGCGCGTCCCAATCGACGCTGTTCAGGTCAAGCATATCCCAGATGAACCCTGCGGTGGTGCTGTCCTTGCCTATCAGGTCGTAAACATATTCCTCGACCATATCGCGGTAGTCGGCGGTGATGATATCATTCTCTTCTGCCATCTCTGCCCAAAGGTCACCGAACCAAAGGTTTACTGTCCATGTCGCTGCATTGCGCCAGCCGTTGTAAGTTGTGTCTGTCATTTCGTTTGCTCCTTATGCTAGTGTGCCGTTGGCGTTAAACTCGTAGCCGTTGGCTTCTATGTCCTCGCGCACTGCTTCCTCGCTATGCCAATAGTCTAGGTCTGCTTCGAAACCCTCAGCCCAGCCGTCCAGTGCTTCTTTAAATATGTCGCGCAATGGTGGGCAATCAGATGCAGGGTTGTTAGTCGCCGTGCGGATTGCGTCTAATAGGTTCTCGTCACCGCAATATCCGGTAAAGGGGCAATCCTGCCCTGCCGCTAACTTTGCCCAGCCTTCTTGGATAAGCCAAGCATGAGCCTCGCCACCAGATAGGTCGGCAATGTCCTCGTCCATGTCGAAAGTGACATATGTATCGCCGTAACCAACAGACCAATCACGAACCTTGATAGGTGCAATCTTTGCAAAGGCGTTCAGGCTATCGCGCCATTCATCCCCCCAAAAGAATTGGTCGCCCTCGCGCCAGCGTTCAATGACTCGTTGCTGGATTGCAGCGTCAAGTTCGTCAAACTTGTAAATGGTAACTTCGATTGTCCGTGCCATGTCATTTACTCCTAAATGTCTGCCATGCGTTCCTGCTTGGCCTAACCCCTCTGAACCCTCGGCTTGACATTGTCAACCCCTAATCGAAACTTTTTTTCGCCTCGGTGCATTTTGTGTCGATTTGTTAGCTTTTTGGGGCGCGGGATTGTTATAATGTAAGCTTTGAAAACCTGATTTATTACAAAAGATATTACAAAACCAAAACCTCGGATTTCTGCGGGTTTGAATGTGATAAAATGGCGTAATGTAATAATGTTATAAAAATTTTTAGATTATATATAAAGGCAGGTTTGGATTTATTACGGAAGGTTGTAATCAGCGAGCGGCCTCGTTCTGACTGTCTAGAAAATATATAACCCAAAAAAAAACCTTACATTATTACAAAGCGCAGAAAACTGCCAAAAAAAACATTACAAAGCAGCTTAAAAACCTTACAACAAAAATTACAAAGCACCGAAAATATTACGTTGACGCGAAAACCCATATCTGATAATCACGCGAGTGATTATTAGGCACGCCGAAACGCCCCAGACGCCAAGCGTCTGAAGCCATAGAGATGATAGTAAGCTTAGGGGTGAGCGGGGCCGAAGCCCCGCCCTGTTTGGTTAGGCGTCCAAATCGTTTGACTGGAATCTTTCCATATCCAGATAATGGTAAACGTCCCCGCCCTCATCGTGAGCGCGTAAAAGGCAACCAATGGCAATGGCGCGAATCTGGTTACGCATTTCGTCCGTTGCCGCTGCGCGGTATACTTCAAGGTGGGCTTTGCCGATTTCGGTAATCATAGGTTCAATCCCTTATATAAGGGGCGGCAGCGCCGCCCCTGTTAGGTCAATAGGCTGGCTGGCCTATCTGAAACGTGACGTTTGTTTCGGCTGGTATGATAGGCGTAACAACGAAATACCCGTCACCATTATCAAGGATGCGATGCGTTCCCCTGTCGCACAATGAACGTGCGTTGTGGCCTTTAATCTGGACGCATATAGGGCTGCCGCTATCGTTAAGATATGGAAGCTGTAAAATGTAGGTTGTGTCAGTCATGGTAATATATCCTTTATAAATAAGGGGCGGCATTGCCGCCCCTGTTAGGTTAGGCGGCAATCGCCATTTCGTCCGCTTCCTCTTGGGCTGTCAGATATTCCGCCGCTTTCTTGGCTTGGCTTGATGCGGTAAAGATTGCGCGCTTGTCCGCTTTCAAAACCTTAAGCCACGATGCGACATAGTCAGCGTGCTGCAACCCATCCAGCGCAATGCCTGTTGTGGCGCAAACGAAAGCCGAACCGATTTCAGCAACCAATTCTTCGAAAGCATAGGCGTCATCACCAAAGCGCTTGCCGAACGTGCGAGCTAGGCGGGATTCGTGACCAGTCCAATGCACAAGCTCATGAGCTAGGGTTGAAGCATAGTGTGCAGGGGTTGTGAAAGCATCGGCGCTAGGCATCCCGATTGAATCCGACATAGGCGAAAAGAAAGCTTTGTCCCCGCCATGATTAAGGCGGACATTGTGTCGCGCTGCAATGTCATTGATAGGGCTTTCTCCAGCAATGGCAGGGGTGAACGTCTTAAGCTTGGCAATGTCCAAGCCCTCGCATTGGTCAAGATTAAAGACAGTGTAGGGCTTGGCGAAAGGAACAACCTTCTCTTTGCCCGTCTCTTTATCTTCCATTTTAGGGAATGACCAAAACACAATGCGGGTTCCTTTCTCACCCTTGCGGACATTGCCGCCTAATTCTTGGGCTTGTTTATAGGTTAGCCAGCCCGTGCTAGTGTAAGAGGCGCAAGATAGCACCAGCCAGTTAATCCCGTTATAGGCGCGACCCGTTACCGCATTGTGCGGCACTAGCGCCGTGCCGATGCCAGATTTCCAAGGGCGCAACCATGGAGCCGTGCCATTCTCTAATGCGGTGACAATCTTGTCTGTAACTTCTTGATAGATATCGTTTGTGCTAGTCATAAATAAAACCCTCCGGTTTGAATTGTGGAACAAGGCAACCCGCCTTGCCCAATCAGTTATAGACGAATCAATTAGACATTGTCAACCCCTAGCATTTCTGCGGGTTTGCGAGGGTTTGCATCGCTTAGGCAAGGTGCAAATCAATCCCTATATAGCAAATCAAACTAGGGGTGGCAGGGGTGATTCGTTCGCCTTTTGTTCACCCTACCGCCCCCCGACCCCCCGCGCACAGCATCGGAGTCCCGCTCGCGTATATACATAGTAATATGCTCAAAACCCCACAACATTACCAAAATTTGACCCCCCGCCCCCCTCATTTTTCTAGCCAGACACCGTCCACCCGGCGCTCAGGAAACACCCCCCGTCATCGTTTATTTGGGTCCCATACCCCCGGGGTATATATTTTAATCCCTTTACATCCCCCCATGGCTATACGTATAAGGCGCGTCTGCTCCCTCAAACCGGACGCTGCGCCACATGCCTGTTGTTAAAATAGAACCTACGGATAAACATCCGCCCCCATTCAGCCTCGATGTTGAAGAATTACCCACCTATATGGATGAGGTGAGGGTCGCTGCAAACACCGCAGAGCTTATTGAGAGCCTTGGCGCACCCCTAGAGGTGGACGAAAAGACCATCGAGAAGGAAAAAGCGCTGATTAAGTCGGCGCTCAAGGGCAAAAACCGCGAAGCATTGAAGAGTTTACCTGTGGCATTGGCAGCATCGTCGTTCGTCCGTGAGTATGGGCACAACCTAGCACATGATATCACCGAGGTGCGCGCAGCGCTGACCAATAAGCTGCTGGAGATTGCCAACTGTGGCGATACGAAGTTCGAACTGAGAGCCTTAGAGCTACTAGGTAAGCACTCGGACATCTCGCTCTTCACCGAGCGCAGCGAAATCACCATCAATTATAACTCACCCGACGCGCTCGAATCGGCCATCAAGGAGCGGGTCAAGCGCCTGCTGAACGCTAAGATCATCGACATGCCCACGGCGAGCGAAGACTTGGATGAAGAACTGGGTCGCTACATCCCCCCTATCGACGACGAAGACGAAGATGTACAGGAATATGTACAGGAAGAGGACAGCGAAGCCTAATGGCAAGGCGTGGTGCCCCTAACAGGAAGGTAATGGAGGAGATATCGCTCGATGATATCCCAAAAATCTTACATTTGCTGCCTGTACACGAACAGGAAAAGTTGCTGGCCGAGTTGGAGAAGCTCGACGAGCTTAAAACGACCAAGACCGCCCAAGATAAGTTCCTCGGGTTCGTCAGAGAGGTCTGGCCGACATTCATAGGGGGTAGACATCATGCAAAAATGGCAGACGCCTTCGAACGCGTTGCTCGTGGTGAGTGCAAACGCCTCATTATTAATATGCCACCGCGACACACGAAGTCGGAGTTCGCCTCTTACCTGCTCCCTGCATGGTTCCTCGGAAAGTACCCCCATAAGAAGATTATCCAATGCTCGCACACGGCAGAACTCGCTGTAGGCTTTGGCCGTAAGGTGCGTAACTTGGTGGATACGGAAGTTTACCACCGCATTTTCCCCGACCTTTCGCTGGCCTCGGACTCCAAGGCGGCTGGCCGATGGAATACAAGCAAAGGCGGGGATTACTTCGCTATCGGTATCGGGGGTGCTGTGACCGGTAAGGGTGCCGACGTACTCATCATTGATGACCCGCACTCGGAGCAGGAAGCGGCTATCGCCGAAGTTAACCCAGATATCTACGACAAGACCTACGAGTGGTACACCTCAGGGCCACGTCAGCGTCTCCAGCCGGGTGGGTCCATCGTCGTTGTTATGACGCGGTGGTCGAAGCGTGACCTGACCGGGCAGATACTCAAGGATGCAGCGGCCAACGACAGCCTTGATGAGTGGGAAGTCATTGAATTTCCAGCAATTCTCCCTTCAGAGAAGCCGTTGTGGCCTGAGTTTTGGGAGCTAAGTGAGCTTGAGAAGGTTAAGCGCGACGTTCCGAACAGTAAGTGGATGGCGCAGTACCAGCAGAATCCGGTCTCAGAAAGCGCGGCTATCGTCAAGCGTGAGTGGTGGCAGGAGTGGCCGAGCGACAACCCGCCACAATGTGACTTTATCCTCATGGCATGGGATACGGCCTTCGAGAAAACACAACGTGCCGACTATTCGGCATGTACCACATGGGGCGTTTTTTATCATCCTGACGACACAGGCATCGAACAAGCTAACATTATCCTCCTGAATGCCTTCCGAGACCGCATGGAGTTCCCTGAGCTTAAGCAAGTGGCAATCGAGGAGTATAAAGAGTGGGACCCGGACAGTGTGATAATCGAGAAAAAGGCTTCCGGTGCACCTTTGATCTACGAGATGCGGGCGATGGGGATACCGGTACAAGAGTTTACACCTACACGGGGGAACGACAAAATCTCCCGCTTGAACGCTGTGAGCGATCTGTTTGCCTCTGGACGGGTGTGGGCACCTGCAACTCGGTGGGCCGAAGAAGTGATTGATGAAGTTGCAGAATTTCCAGCAGGCAGCCACGATGACTACGTCGATACGGTGTCTATGGCGATGCACCGCTTCCGTCGTGGAGGTTATGTGACTACTATGCTAGACGAACCGGACGAAATCCAGTATTTCAGGTCAAATCGCAATCAGGGGTATTACTAATGGTCAAGGCACTTTTTCCTATCGGCAAAACTCAATGGGCTAAATGGCGTCCAGAGCAGCAGATTGCCTTTAATGAGACCCGCGCTGCGGGCGTTCCGTTTGCTGACGCAGTGAAGTACGTCAATGAGCTTGAGCTTGTGGAGATCAACATCGCCCCTAAGCCTAAGAAAAAGAACGTATTCGACATTATCGAAGACGTAGCCGAGGCTGCCGCTGATGTAGCCAGTATCGCAACCAGCGTTGCCCCTGTCGTCGCCGTTGCTAGAACGGTCGTCAAGGCGACAAAGAAGAAGGGCAAGTAAATGGACATCGACAAAGCTCTTAATCAAGCGCCGCTTGGTCTCTCCGCAGAAGATATGATGGGCCAAGAGCCTGATATCGAGATTGAGATTGAAGACCCGGAGGAAGTAACCATCCGTTCGGGCGATATGGAGATTGAAATCGACCCTGATGAGGAAGAAAACGACGAGTTCAACGAGAACTTGGCCGAAACCCTCGATGAAGGTCAGCTTACGCAGCTTGCGGGCGACCTGTTGGGTGAGTTTGAGGAAGACCTGTCGAGCCGCAAGGACTGGATACAGACCTACGTCGATGGTCTCGAACTGCTTGGTATGAAGGTCGAAGACCGGACCGAGCCTTGGCCGGGTGCCTGCGGCGTCTACCACCCGCTCCTCTCCGAAGCTTTGGTTAAGTTCCAAGCTGAGACCATGATGGAGACATTCCCTGCCGCTGGACCAGTGCGTACGGAGATTATCGGTAAAGAGACTAACGAGAAGCGCGATGCCGCTGCGCGTGTTCAAGCCGATATGAATTACCAGTTGACCGATGTGATGGTCGAGTATCGCCCTGAACATGAGCGCATGCTGTGGGGGTTGGGCCTTGCAGGAAACGCGTTCAAGAAGGTGTATTTCGACCCATCACTCGGTCGTCAGGCGTCAATGTACCTCCCGGCAGAAGATGTCGTGGTACCTTATGGCGCGTCCAGTTTGGAAGTCGCTGGACGTGTCACCCATGTGATGCGGAAGACCCCGAACGAGCTTAAAAAGCTCCAAGCGTCGGGCTTTTACCGTGATGTAGACCTGCCTGAGCCTGTCGATACGCTCGACGACATTGAGAAGGCTAT